CGCAATCTGTTCCTTCCATGACGGCTCATACGGCCGCAGCATGGCGTTACGCGGTTCAGGAGCGAGCGCATTGACCGGCATTATTTACACGACTTGCCCATTTTCTTACCGGCGGCGCGTTTGGTCGAGTAGGCGATAGCGACCGCCTGTTTTGGCGGCTTGCCCGCTTTGATTTCGGCCGCAACATTTTTGCGAAAGGCGTTCTTGGAGGTTGATTTGACTAGGGGCATTAGTGTCCCATCCATCCTGAAGAGGCTGCGTTGCCACCATAACTGACCCTTGGCCTGTTGTCCATTGGTCTAGCCTCCCTGTGCGCGACCGGATACGCGAACGTCACGGCGATAGCGTCTGCGGCGTCGGGGCTCGCCAGCCCTCGCGCTTTCATGTCTTTCTTGCTCTCTAGGAATATAGTCCCTTTACTGTCGGGCTTCATCATTGGCCCGGTCAGGTCGCTCTTGAGGAAGCGGTCGTTTGGGATGCTTGCGGTCTTAAGCCACTCCCGCATGGCGTGCCACATCTCAGCCCGCTTGTTCCCGAACATGACGGGCTTCGTCGAGCGCATACCGAAATTGACGCCCCTGATCTTGTAACGCTGCTCCTTAAGCCGGTCGACGACGCCCGCGCCTAATCCCCCTTCATCTATTACTACTAGCGCTGGCCTGAACTCTTCTATGATGTCGATGACCCTGCCGACTACCTCCATCGTGTCGTCACCGCGGTAGCGCCGGATGCCGATGATGTCGCGGCCCTGCCGGATAGCGATGACCGTAGCGTCAGCGCCGAACCGCGCCGGGTCGACGCCTACCACGATCGGTGCCGTCTGGTCCTGCGCCGGTGATCTTTGCTGCGCCTCCATGACCAGTGACGACGGTATGAACTGGTCATCGCTCGCGTTCGGGAAGGCTCCATAGACCTCAACATGCGCTTGGCTAGAGTCAGGTCCGTATTCGTCGATAATCTGCTGATAGACTGCCTTATCAGTTCCCTCCACGCTTCTGGCGTCAACAACCTTGTTTCGCCAGAAGTCGCGCTTGCTGTTGAAGCACTCGTAAAAGTATCCGCTGTTACGGCGGGGGTTGCTAAAAGCAAGCCAAAAACGATTAGGAGTGTTCTCTGTAAAGAAGCCACTGGCCACCGCCCATATGCTGTCGTCGATACCGCTGGCCTCATCGAACACGAGCATGACGCCCGCGAAGTTGTGCACGCCCGCGTAACTGTCAGGGTTCTCCGCCGACCACAGCCGCCCCTCGACGCCCCAGTAGCGTGTGCCCAGCTTCAGGTCGCGTTCCACCAGCTCCGCAATCCACTTGGCCGGCAGCACTCGCGTCGCGGACACCTCGAACCAATGGCTATTAAGGCACATTGATAGCCATTTAGTTATCTCGGCCCAGGTGACGCTGCGTAGCTGCGCTTCACTGTTAGCCGACACGATGGTGGTCGAGCCGATCCTTGTCGTCAACATCCAGATCACGAGCCAACTCACGAGGGCCGACTTGCCGATACCGCGACCAGAGCTGGTCGCCATGCGGAACGTCTCAAAGTCTACTTTGCCGCCGTTTAGGCGGATGTGTTCTTTGAGATCCTGTAAGACCTCTAGCTGCCACTTGCGCGGGCCCGTGAAGTGCTCCAGCGGCGTGCCAGCCTTACCCCATGGGAATGCGAGGCGGACAAAAGCTACAGGGTCATTCTTGACCTGCGGCGACCACATGGTCGCCATCAACTTCTGTTCCTCGTCCGCTGAGAAGATCGGCACTTGCATCTAAGACCTGCCCTTCAATGACCCTTTGCTGCGCCTCTTCCAGCGCCGCTATGATGGATATGCGCTGCTCGACCTGCACCTGCACGGACTGCGGAGCTGTCCACTTATGCACGTGTTTTAGAATGTCCAGCGCCGCCTTTGTGTCGCCCTGTAGGGCTGCGTCGCGTAAGACGTTGGCCATCTCGGCCTCACCCTCTGCGCGGCCCTTCTGTTCGGCATACTCCGCAATCGGATCGAACTGCACCAGCCGTCGATACTCGGTCGGCGTCATGCCAGCGGCGTAGGCGAGCGTGTCGCCCTTCAGCCCTTTGCGGGCGGCGAGATAGATGCGCTCCAGCACCGCCTCGGTCGCTTCGATTTTGCGCGGTTCATAGGGTAAGGATTCAAACATAAAGTCTTTTACCACTAAAATAAAAAATAAAAAAGTTTGCGATTTTTTCAAAAATAAATTTTTTGTGCAGACCCTGCGTATTTCTTAAAGGAGATCCCTCGGCCCAGTCCCCCCTCCCGTTTACATTGCCAGCCGAATGTCGATCAACTGTTTACATTTAGCTTAACGTCATCGAGCAAGATGAATGTAGACTTAAAGCATCACATTAAGTTGACAATCAAACGTCGGATCGTCATGCACTTGAAGGGTCGCGACAAGCGCCAGCAAAACGTCGGATCGTCATGACGATCTAGGTCCATGCAAGATGTTTGCGCCTGGACGGCGCGGGACAAAAAACGTCGGATCGTCGAATCGCCATGACGTTTTCGGTCGCTCAAATCTTTTTGCCACCGCTATACTATTATGTTTACATTTACTCTAAAACTCCCTATAACAACTCTCATGACGATATGACGTTTTCAAGCAGCGCCTCGCATTCAACGCCATGTTGTTTGACGATCCGACGACGATCCGCAACTATTCGTAAAAAAGTATTTGACAATATCCACAAATCAGCGCAAAGATAACATATCCACAATGGATACAAGAAAGGAAACGACATGGAAAAGAAAATCACCGCTTTAAAAACCGCCTATCGCGCTGGCAACCGCGACGCCCTGGTCAAAGCCGCGCGCGCCGTCGTCGCGTATGATCGCAAGCACCCCTTCGCGATGCTAGTCGACAGCGAGCGCGCGGCCATCGTCCAACTGGCGCGCAAGATCGCGCAAGCCTAATCTAACAGGCGGCGCTTTACAGCGTCGCCTTTTCTTTTGTAACATATCCACAAGAAAGGAAACGACATGATCGACAACGCAAACGACCTACTCAAATCAATCAAGCGCAATCGGTTTGTAACCCATACAAGCTATCAATAGGCGCGTTGCTGTTTATGCCCGACGCCGAGCGCGCGATATATCGCGAAGTAGAAAAGCTATTCGACGACATGAAAGCGGCCGGCTGGCGGCCGGAAGGCTTAGACCGCGACCGTCACACGTTAGAGAGCCTGGGCGCATGGTAAGAGATCCTTTAAACCTAAACCGATTTGAACCTATAGACGACAAGGTTAGAGCGCTCGAAAGGGCGCTCGCCGACGCCTTATGGGATGAAAACGAAACGGCCGTCGACGTGTTAAAGCGGGAGATACGGCGGCTCAAAACGCTGCAGGAAAACGGCGAACAATACGACATGCCATTTTGAGGGAACGACCATGTTAGAAATCCAAATCGAGATACAGGCGCTTGAAGCGCTGCTAGATCACCTATCCACCGTGGAGCGCTCGCCCGTCTTGGACTTCGCGTATAAGACGCTACAGGACGCCCATACAAATGCGGCTGAAGAATACTGGACAGAAAAGTGGAGCGGCGAACAATGAAACTGCTATGCCCCTATTGCCACAGCGATAATATCGCGCGCGCCGCCGCCGCACGGTGGAACCCTGAAACAAAAGATTGGGAATTGTCCTGCGTTCACGACGACATGACATGCGACGATTGCGGCGAGTCATTTTATGAAGCGGAGGAAGGCAAATGACTTACCATATTGAATATGAGCTGGACGAGTTTCAGCCGTGGCCGGGAATGGCCATCTATGCCTATGGCGTTGCGACTATCACCTATAAATGGGAAGGCCGCGACCGTGATACGGGCGACGACGCCGGCCCGTACGACATAGAGCTAGAACACCTCACAATAAGCGCCGATAAGGCTAAGGAGCCTGACCGCTGCATAGAGCAGACCGATCCGCTCTTTAGACAGGTCGAGGCCATCCTATGCGCCAGCCGCGACGTTTATGCAGCCTGTAAGGAAGATTATGAGGAAAGCTGACTTGATCGCCTTCGCCATTGGCGCAGCGCTGGCAATACCCGCGCTCGCCCTATTCGTAACGTATCTACTGGGAGGCCTATGATGCGAGTGCTAATCGCTTGCGAGTTTAGCGGGACGGTTCGGGACGCCTTCACACGGCGCGGGCATTACGCGGTTTCATGCGACCTGTTGCCGTCTGAAACGCCCGGCCCGCACTATCAAGGCGACGTGTCGATGATCCTGACCGATGGCTGGGATTTGATGATCGCTCACCCGCCCTGTACGCACCTTGCCGTGTCCGGCGCGCGCTGGTTCAAGGATAAGCGCGAAGAACAGGCGGAGGCGCTCGACTTCGTGCGGCTGTTGCTGGCCGCGCCAATCCCGCGCATAGCGCTGGAAAATCCCGTCTCGATCATTAGCAGCAAGATTCGGAAGCCCGACCAGATCATCCAGCCCTGGCAGTTCGGCCACGGCGAGACAAAGGCCACGTGCCTATGGCTGCAAGGGCTACCGCCCCTACAGCCCACGGACATAGTGGAAGGCCGCACGGCGCGAGTTCACCGTATGCCGCCCGGCCCGGACAGGTGGAAAGAACGGTCACGAACTTATGGAGGCATCGCGGAGGCGATGGCAGCACAATGGGGAAAATGAAGGATTATTTTGAGTTTAGCCAGCTCTTGCACTGGCTATCGGACGAGGCGCTCAACATTCTGCTAGAGACAGAACAGGACGATTACCGCGCCAAGATCATCCAAAACGAACTGGAGAAACGCGGACATGCTACGGCTTGACCTTGACACCGAACCCGGTGGGGTCATGACCCGCTGGCGGGTAGGTAAGGGACTGTCGCTGCATCGGCGCGACGGCTCTCTAATCCTAACCATTAACGCGCCTTACGCCGACGAGCGCTCTCTCGTTACAGCCGCGCACGCGCTCAATTTCATGTTCAGAGGATCACATGCGAAAACAAGCGATGATAGAGGACATAGAGGAACTGATAGCGGAGACGGCGGAGAAACATAACATACCCACCAAGGCTCTGACCGGCCACAACCGCCGCAAGGGGGTCATCTGGCCCCGGTTTGAGATCATGTGGAGGGCGCGAAACGAGCTAAACGCGCCGCTGGCGCTCATCGGGCACGTGCTAGGCGGGCGCGACCACACGACCATCATGCACGGGATCAAACGCTATGAAAATCGGTGAAGCAATGGCAATCTTACTGGCGGTGATCATTGAAATAGTGTTGGGGCTGAAATGACGTTCGAAGAGCAATACGAGGCCATACAGGCCGTGATACCAGATCTGCCCAGGGATATGCCGGTCTATGAGGTGAATCCGCCCCTATGGGCGTTTTGGCGGGCCGTGCGACCCATGGCCGAGCCGAATCCGGTGCTAACCGAGCAAGAGATTGTGCGGCGGCTTGATCTGATGTATATGGGCCATGGCGTCTGCTAGACGCCCGTTTTCCTCCCTATGGTGACTGGCCGGCGCAAGCCGGCCTTCTTTTTTAGTAGCCAAGCATCGCCCGCAGCCGATTCACCAGCCCGTCGCTCAAAATCGTCGATTGTGGGATAAAACGCGACGGCAAGACAGGCGCAGAGCCAGCGATAGGCCGCGACGCCTGAAACCGGCGCATACGCTCTTGCTCATCCAGCAGCCGCTTAACAGGGTCGTCGGGATACGCTTGCTGTATGGCCTGCTCGTACTGGGGCTGCGTGTAATAATAGTTAGACCCGGCTGGCGCTGGCATCGGCTGATTGATTCGCGCCATGATTCCGGCGATTTGATCTTTGAAATCCATGTCCTCATCCATCGGCCCTGGGGCGTTTGGATAGGCCATTTTGTTTTGCTCATACCGCAGGCGCTGCATCTCAGGGCCGTATTCGACCCCGCCAGCCAAACGTGCTAAGACATTCCCCTCCAATTCTTTGGCGGTCAGTCTGCCTCTAGGTTTATTAGCCATGAACGAGTCCGAATTTGAACGCCGCCTGAAGGCGCTTCAGCAAGAAGTATCCGAGTCTTATCTTAAAGGATATAACGAGGCCAGGCAACGCGCTCAATGGACTATAGCGGCTGCCGTCGACGAAAGCACTCGCCTGCGCAACGCGCTCGAATGGGCGCTAGACGAGGTTCAGGACGAAAGCCGCCGAGTCCGTATTCTAGCAGCAATGCACCGGCGGCAATCAACCAATCACGAACGAGACTGACCATAGCCAAGACCCTCCAGCAACTCGCGGGCCGTCTCATGCGCTTGACATAGCGCCTCGACGATCTCCGGCGGACACTCATCATCCCCCGGAGTCGAGGCCCAGTCCAGATATAAATCAAGCTGATCTGTCAGATTAGCCAAGACGTTCAGGATATTAATTTTTAAGTGCGACGACATTATCTTTCCAATCCGGTTCGACCATGTTGCGTAGCTTAGCCTTAGGCAGTGACGCTAGGTCAGGCCGCACGAATATGTGCCGCTTGGATTTGTATTCAGGCGAGCTGCATAGCCCCTTGTCAATCCACCCGGCTTCTTTCAGCGCATGAAACAGCGCTGGCTGAACGATTCTTGTCCGTAGATTATCCGGCGCAGCCTGCGACAGCTCTTTAAGGATGATGTGCCATGGGCCAGATATGATGTCAGTCTTGAATGGCGACTCCTGCTTCTCAATCAAGTGATGGATATAACTCTCCGCGTTGCTCATGCCGGTATAGATCAAGCGCTGCTTGTATTCTGTCGCAAACGGGATCGCTTTCGGGTTGAACTGCGACACATCACGCGAGCGCAACCAGCCCGCGACGGCTTCAAATCCACCGGCCTTATACCAGCCCCAGATCCGCGTCGTTTCTTCCGGCGTCATCTTCGGCGCGTCAGACCAAACGCAGAACCAGCGCCGGTCATCGCTGTCGAGCGTTATTGGCATGGATTCGTTCGTGAACGCCAGCATGAAGATCCGATTAGGCATCTCGAACGGATGCAAGCCTTTGCGGTTAACTGTCAGCATTTCCGGCGGCGCGGCGATGATCGGCTTGAGCTTGTTAGCCAGCGCCCGACGTTCTTTTGCTTCCGGCTCTTTCAGCTCGTTCAGCACCATGATCTCAGTCTGATAATGGTAGCCGAAATCGCTGTTGATCTTATTGCTGTCGATCACCGCGACGTTTCTCATGTGCTCGCCGCCAACGGCCCAGAGCAGCGGATACCACATGGTGTCCTTGCCGATACCGCCGTTGCCGCCGTGCAGGATCGCGTGATTGATCTTCGTGCGCGGCTGCTGTGCCTTCACGGCCATCACGTTCCAGATATGCTCAAGCTCGCGTTCGTCCGGCACGAGACGACGGCAATGGTCGAGCCACAGTTGCGGGTCGCCACCGCCAGTAATCTCTGGCCTAGCGTCGCGCCATACGTTGCCGTAGACAAGCCCATCGCGTGCGACCTTCCATTCGTCACCGGCAGCGTAGGTCATGCCTTTCAAAACGTAGCCGCCTTGTGCCTCGCGCTGTTCGTCATACCAAACCGATGCTTCAAGCCGACGCGGCTTCTCGCCTGTGGACTTGCACTCGACATGCCGAAAGATCGCGTTGAACGCGCGGCGGCTGATCTCTTGGCCTGTCTTATGGTCAAAATAACCGTCGTCGTCGACGACATAAGCGAAGCGTTTATGCCATGTGGCGCGATCTTCACGCCCAGCTTGCTTGTCATTTACTTCTTTAACTCGTTTGGCGGCTTCATCAGGAAATTCTTCGGTCGGCGTCAGCGCGCTAATTTTGCTGGTGTAGTCGGCAATGAGATCGTCGCGCAGTCCGGGGATAGCGCGCGGCCCACCCTGTTCCGATACCCAATCGCAAAAAAACTTGCTATCAAGATGCTCGCAATGAGCGTGATAGCAACAGAATGAACGATCCTGCGGCTTATATCGCGCTTCAATCTGTCCATCTGTGTGTCCTTCGTGATTCGGGCAGACGACGCCGCACCAACCCTCAGCGTTTACGCCAGACGTAACTAAACTGTTCTCGTCCAACCACGCCAGCACATTGTCGTTGCCTGTGTCCTTTACGCGGAACGTAATAGCCCGCGCTGTGCCAGTCTCAGCCGGCGTAACGCCAAGCGCTTCGCAGATTTGCGACAGCGTGTATTCGTTCTTTGGGTTAAACTCTACCTCACGACACACGAACGCTTCGCGTCCCGGCTTGACGTTAACCGAGCCTGGCAGGCGACAGTTACGCACGGCGTTAGTAGCACCAGGATCGGTATAGCCAGCTTCAGCAATAGCGGTAAGAGCTGCACAATGTTCCTCCACGGTCGGCTGGTCGCTGTAAGCATACCAGTATTGATAATTGCCGGGGCTTGTCTCGACGATAGCAGTCGGCTCTAGCGGCGGAATCTTCGACTTGGTGCCAATGTCGTCCAGCATCATAAACAGGACATGCGTGCAGTTCGCCACGGACGCGGACGGCTTGTCGCGCATCCGATCCATGATGAATGATCCAGTATTTAAAAACCAGCTTTCGCCTTCCTTGCGCTTGTGCTTTGGCAAGTAAGCAGGCCAAGTGTATTTAGGCGAGCCGTCCTTGTGCAGCTTGCCGGTGTCGATTTGCTTGACAATGAGGGCTGTCTCGCCAGCCGGCGCGAGGCCGGTAAAATAATCAAAGAGTGTCATCTTTCCTCGCAAAATATTCCGCAGTCGATCTGCATGTTCTTTAACGGTCGGCCTGTTGCGCCTTCCGGTAACTCGTCAAGAAACATTCGTTTGTTCTTATACCGCACTAGCCGCACACCTAGACCGCGCGATTGCGCCGCCCGGTCAGCGTAAACGTCAGGATATTCTTTACGCACTAACGACCAATAGGTTGGCGACGTGGCTTTAACGCAGCCGATACAGTTGGCGTTAGGAAAGCCTTTGCTATAGATGCGCGGCGGCTGAATGCCAGCGGCCAATATCATGTTAAGGCAACCCTGTTTTGTCAGGCCAGCGTCGATCAACACCGGCAGCACGTTGTCACGTTCCGACAAGACGAAACGATCAAACCGATGGCGTTCGTCTACTGTGAAGCCCAGCACATGCCAGTCAGCTTTATTGTTACGTTCCCATTCCTGACGGGCGCGTTTCTTTAGCTCAACCGTGCAGACAGCGCCGGTCGGGCCGGACATAAATCCGCGCTTCTGCCATATATCTCGTGCCGAGCAAGACGGATATTTGCTGTTAACGGCGCGTTCGATCTTGACGCCGAGCCATGCCTCAACGTCGCGTAAGAATCGCTCATTGTCCTCGTCTTCTTCAATGACCGGGTTATTAATGACCCGAACGTCAGAATATCTTTCTAGCGTTAGCTTTGCGGCAACCGCGCTGGCGGCTCCGCAGGAAAACCAGACCGCAATCATTTGCCATAACGGCCCATGATGGCCGCCTCCACGTCTAATGGCAGACCTTCCGCCCACACGGGCGGCGTCGTCATTACTTCCTCAAGGAGCGCCTTCGCCTCTTCGGGCCGATCAGACTCCAAAACAATTTCATCGTGAACATGCAGCACAACGTCAGGCAGACGGCGCAGAGCCTCACGTAGAAGATCATGGGCGGTCGCTTGTGTGACGTTCTCGCAAGCCAGCCCTCTCCAGAGCCGACCCCGAGGCCACTCTTTAGCATCCGCCGCAGGCTTCCAAGACGCTTTTGAATAGGTGATCGAACCATCTTCTTCAAACTTAGCGTTTGGGTAGCAAAGCACACGGCCAGAAGGCAGAGCATACCAAAGGTGCTGTTTGTCGGCCAAGTATTTTATTCGGCCCGCTTCGAAGATCTTACCTGGATTACGCAACGCACGAATGTAAGCAACTTCAAGATCCGACCAGAACGGAACAGACCACGGGTTAGCGCGACGCCATGCGTCTACCATGCGCTTCGCTTCAGGCTCCGGCAAATGCAAGCCGTAAGCGCGCCCCATCGCCGCGAACGCTCCAACGCCGCCACCGAAACCGCACGCAAGTTCCTGAACTTTACCGACTTGTCGCTGTGACTTATCGACCTGTTCATACTTGACGTGAAACGTCGCAGCAGCGTTGACAATGTAAGGATCAAGATGATCGCGGAACGCTTGTAACTTATCCTCACCTCTGTTGGACAGCCACGGATTCACGCGGCCTTCGATGGCCGACCAATCAGCGACGACGAACTGCTTGCCAGGCGCAGGAATCAGGGCTGGCCGTAACATACCTCGCAATACGTCTGTGACGCGTCGTCCGTAACGAGGCACGATTGCATGACTCCGAACCATTGCATGTCGCACGGCTTCCGGGTCATCGGCGCACTTACGTGTAAAGTTGTGGACCTGCGCACCATACGAGGAAGCGCGTCCTGTGGCTGAACCGCCTGCAAAAACGAAAGCCCCTCTAACACGACCATCATCACAAGCAAGGTTATCAAGACGATCAAATTTAGCAACAGAAGACGCCCAAAGATCGTCCGCGCATTGTATGACTTCTCTGACATCGGGAGGCACCTCTTCCGGGTCGTCTATGGCCAGTAGGTTAGCCCTGACGGTTTTGTCAATGGAGAACTTGTCGTCTCGCTCCATGAGCTTCCGCGCTGTCGGCCCAACCCGCTCTTGCACCCACAGTCGCATTTTGGGCGAACGGACTGAGATAATTTCACCGTTAGTGACGGTCTTAACCGTAGCTTCGATCTCTTGAAGTTCGTCAGCCGCATACTTGACCGCCGCGCGGCATAGACGCTGATCGACAAGAACGCCACGATCATTGATGCGCTCATTAACATGATAATCCTCTAACTCTTCTGGCGTCAGTTCCCGCATGGCTTTACTGGCTGCACGCATTGCTCGCACGTCGGTTTCGCAGTACTCAATGAGTTCAGGAATAAGATCGTCCCTATAAGGGGGAATACAGCAAGCGCGAACAAGAGCAGCCCCACGATGATCTTTCCGCATACTAACGCCAGCGAATCGTCCGACATCTTCTAGGCTCCCTGGCGCACAGTTCGCCCGCGCTTGCGCAGCGGTGCAGTAGAATTGCTCTAACGGTATGTCCATCTTGAGAACGTGCCAAAAGATCAGACGCTCAAAAGCCGCGTTGTGCGCGCGGATCTGACTCTTGATCGGCGGCATAGGTTCTCCCGGCCGCCACGTCTGCACAGGGCCGTCATTGATGGCGTATGACATGCAAATGACTTCTGTAGAGTGATGGCGCGCATAGTTATAGACGCCATTCACCGGCAGATCGCATTCACTCCGCGTCTCGAAATCCACCCACATGATAGCCAAGATACTCTCCATTCGGGCCGTTATAAATCGTCATGTCACCCACCTTTGGCGCGCTGATCTGGCCGTAGGGCGTGTAATAAAAGTTCTCGTTCGGGTAGCTCAGTTCGGTTGCGACGGGGCCGTTTGGTCCGCCCCAGACTGAGATCTCTTGAGCTGCTGCTGATGACGATACGAGCGCGAGGCAGAATAGGACTCTAACCATGAGACAAATACTCCCGATAGAAGGCCGAAGCCATAAAAGAAAAGATACAGCGATAAATCTTCAATCATTCCTTCTCTCCGTAATAAACGGCGCGGGCGGCGCAAAGATCGTCAGTCATATGGTATCCTTTTCACCACGCGGCCAAAGTCCAGTGGTATGTCATCGCGTTTTAATTTTAATGCTTTACGGCGGATCTCGCAGAGCGCGGTCGTGACCTGTTTAGGTGTCTTTCCTATCTGATTTGCGACCTGCACATGATCTAGTCCTAACTTAGTCAGTCGAATTACATCGACCTCAAAGTTAGAAAAACGCGCGTCTGTTCGCGGGTACACAACTTTCTTAGGCGCGAGCGGCTCTAGCGAAGCTGGGTCGGCCAATCCCTTCTGGTGTGCGTAAAGCACCGTTGTATGATCGCGATTAACATACCGCCCAACGCCAGCATAAGACGCGTTAGAAATCTCTTCCATACAGCGAAACATAAACTCGCGCCGAGCCTGCGATATGTGCCTGAGTCGCGATATGCCGAGGATCGATTTATAAGGTATCTTATGTTTGAACGCGACTTCGCTCAGTATCTTCCGATAGGATGGAGGCAAACCACTTGTCGCGCCGGGTATATACTCAGCATTAACGGCAGCTTCTAACGCCGCGCGCTGTTGTGGCGTCAATTCGGGCTGAGTCTCCAATATGCTTAACGCCCGCTTCGCCTTGCGGAGCCGATGCTTACGCGGCTCTTTGGATTGTGATGGCGGTTTGCGTTTCGGGCCGTCGTAGCCCGCGTAGGGAAAAAGGTATGTCATTAGAAAAGAACGGGGGCTTTCGCCCCCGCCTCCTATTATCAGCCGCGACGACGACGGCCAGTGTCACCAGCGGAGCCATCGACCGATTCGACCGGCGCACCGTCGAGCGAGATCCAGTCGATCACGTCAAACACGGGGGTGTAGACGCGACCGTAGGATTTATGCTGATAATATTCCGAGCCGAGTTTCACGACGGCCACAGGCGCGTCCTGATTTTTCTCGACTTGATCGGCAACCTTCATGGCGAGCTGGTGCATAGCGCGCTTACCGCCAACGGACGTGACCGTGTAGCGGGCTTCCGTGCCAGCATCCTCACCATCAAGGCACTTGACGCTCATGCCGACCTGGGGCTCCCAACCGCGCTTAGCGCCGGGAGGGGCCACGTCCAGTTCGGGAAGCGGTTCCGTAATGGACACCATCTTCTCGCCAAGCACCTCGCCTTCGCCCCACGCAATGAAACCGTGGACGAACGAGAACGGATTGACCGCCCAGCGTCCGTCTTTGTCAATCTCAGTCTGATCCGCGCCGTAAACCCAATGGCCAGTCTTATCCATTTTCAGGATGACCGAACCGACGCCAGTGTCAGTGTCGAGTTTACGCAGCGACTCAGCCAGAGACGCAGCGGTGGGAAGATTGGCGTTGCCGAACTTCACAATATTAGACATTACTTTACCTCAAGTTTAGAGAAGGCAGAACGAATGTCCTTGCCTATTGTAAGCACCGCCGGCCGGGGATCGCTCTCCGGCGCGATTGTGTTACCTGTTGACATGGAAACGGTAAAACCTTCCGGCATCGCAATATGACGCTTTTTAAGCGCCTTTTCGATTTGTGCCGGC